CGTCATCAAAGTAAACGGAGAGTTTCACATGTCGTACAACATCTTGGAAGATGCAAAGAACGCATACGACCGAATTAAGTCAGCGACACCACGCGAAGAAATAATTGAATCAAAAGAAATCTAAAAACCAATAAATCAAATGAACAATGAAAGAGCCAATTTTTACAAATCAATTTTTCTCTTTGAAGAAGAAGTACAAATTCTTATTGACGGAATCATTACCGCACAAAATTACTACGGTAATCAAAGGACTGATTCGCCTTCTCGGAATCAATTGTGCGACCAACGAATTGCAGAACTTGAACGAGTATTCCTCAAGGTTACTACTTCGTCTTGGAAAGAACTACCAGAGCCACCAAAAGAAATCTAACTTTATTTGCGTTTATTCGAGCGCGTCAGCCTACAACCTAACGCACAACGAGATTAGCGCGAACATTGAGAAATGTCAAAAACTTTCGGAAGCTCGTTGGAACGATCAATTAATTGAATACATTTGTAACCACTAAAAATCAAAATCAATGTACAATCCAAAAATCACTTATCACTTTAGTATGGACGACATCGAGCGTCTCAACCAAGAAATCAAAGTAATCGCAAGAAACTTCGAACACGAGAACGGTTGGTTTCACGAGAACGAAGGTCGCCAGTTCACAGACGAAAAAGGAAACACCTTCGACTTCGATGTTCTTGGACGTTTCTTTCGCGAAGATGAACCACTATTCGACATTCACTACGTCCGATTAAAGAAGGACGGAATCATTTTAGAGTTCGATTACAGAATCTTTCAAGACCATATCTAAATGGGTTACTACAAGCGAATAAGCGAGGAAGAGCAGATGTCAGCCAACGAATGGTTCTGGCAAAATGAAGAAGCGAAACTCGCGGACAAATTAGAAATTTATATAAATCAACAACAAATAAACAACAACACAATGAGCATCATTGCCCAAAACAACAACAACAACAGCGGAGGACAAACAGTACCCGCAGGAACACACGTAGCGAGATGCTACCAAATCATTCACATCGGAACGATTGTCGACACCTATCAAGGTGAAGAAAAGTTAGTGAACAAGGTTCGCTTAGTATTCGAACTACCACTTGAAACTGCTGACTTCGGCAAAGGCGAACAACCTTTCTCAATTGGTCGCGACTTTACATTGTCAATGCACGAAAAGAGTGGCTTACGCGCTTTCGTTCAATCTTGGCTTGGAAAGGCAATGAGCGACGGAGAAGCAAACAAATTCGACATAGGTACTTTACTCGGTAAAGAAGCAATGGTGAGCGTAATGCACCGCACAGCGAATACAGGACGTACCTACGCAGACCTTAAAGGAGCGTCACCACTTGCGAAAGGAATGACTTGTCCACCACAGGTGAACGCTTCGTTCTTGTTGGACTACGACAGCGAAGACTTCGACTTACGTTTTAAGATGTTACCAGAGTGGTTGCAGAACAAAGTAAGTTCATCGGCTGAATTTAGCAAACGTTTAGAGCGTTCTGCGGATCAAATGAACAAGGCAAAAGCAATGCTCGAAAAGAGCGGGTTAGTTCAACCAACAGAGAACGAAGACGACCTTCCTTTCTAAATACAAATGGGGGTTATAACATACATTAACCCCTATTTTTAACTTAATGAATAATAAACCATACAATCAAAAACAAAATGAAAACAAGAAAAGAATTTAACATTGAAAGAGTTCGTGAATTTTGCAAATTAGTAAACGAAGGAAATTCACCCGTTAAAGCGTTAATAATTATGAGCAGTAGTACTGGCTATGCAACACCTTTAAAAAATGCAGGTTTTTTTTGGCAAGAAAAAGATGGGACTTACAAAGCTGTTGAACGCATTTACTCAGAACGTTACAACTTATTTGTAAATGAAAAGAAAATCTATATTAAAAAAAGAAACGACAGTCAATATTCAGCCCAAAAACAACGAAGACAGAAAGAAATTAATTTAACGGAAAAAAGAAACAGTTATAAAGAATACGCAAAACAAGCGAATCTTTTCAACCAACCTAAACCCAAACAACCAACAGCGCAAAAGGTTAAACCGAATGAACCTAAATTAAACTTCATTCAACGCGTGGTGAAATCTCTTTTTAACTTATGAATAAAGCAATCTACAAAACCCCATTCGGACGACTTGTCAAAAGTCAATTCAAGACAATGAATAACTTCAAGAACGTTCTTCGCATAAGCGATCCAACGGCACGACTTTACGTCACGCACCCCGAACGAATGAGAATCAAGGACTTTAACAACATTTGCCTTCACACAGGTCTGTCACGCGAAGAAGTATTCAGCACATTTACACCAACAATCTTAATAAACGAAGAAAATGATTGAGAAAGAAACAATAAGCAAACGAGAGTATTTTGCGCTTCATATTTTGAACGGTTTAATGTCCAACGATAATAGTTCCGAATACGATATGGAAGAACTAACATCTGGAGCAGTAGGAATCGCGGACGCGTTAATTAAAAAACTAAATCAAACAAAATGACTAACGAACAAATAAGACAGCAAATAGTAGATATGATTCCTTTTGCACACATGGAAAGATTTGAAACGCTTTGGTTAATGCTTACGCCAAAATACGAACGCCTTTCAACCGAACAAATCAAACAACAACAAGAACTTGAAAACGAGCGTGAGATATTCTGGAGCGCACTTGAAGACGTTGTTTGTAGCGTTGTGGGTATTCAATCGCAAATGCTTTACACCCCAACAAGGAAACGCGAGATAGTGACCGCGCGACAAATGATTTTCTTTTTGATCCGTCCGTGTTACTTTCAGTCCTTCGAATCAATTGGTAAGCACTACGCGAAAGACCACGCTACTGTTATGCACGGAATCAAGCAGGCGACGTGGCAAATCGAGTGTGACAAAACTTACGCAGCAACGGTTGAAAGAATCTGTGGATTGATGAATGAGATGGGTTATGCTAAACCTATTAAATTTTTCACTAAATTTGTGGAACACTTGGAGCATCAAAAACAACTCGAAGCGAAAAGAAAAGCCAAATTAAAATAAACCTTAAAATCAAAAATGTATGAGCGACTATTGCCGTTATTGCGATTCAGACCAAATTGAAGAACGCATTTCAGAAATCAAAAGAACAAATAGAAAATATCGTGACTGGGACGATTCAGACGTGCAGGAACTATTCGAAGACGAAATAGGTCTTTGCTACGAATGCACACGCGAGGAAGACGCTGATATGGAAAGGGACGAATACTAAATAAAACAATGATGCTAATACTACAACTAAAGAAACGAGTTGAAACACTCGAAGCGCAAGTCAAGGAACAAGACCAAAAGATAAACGACTTGTTAATTCGCTTGTCCGTTCCACAGGCTAACCTTCCAGTCACGACGAAAGAAAAGAAGGCGACATTTAAGAAACCAACGGTTGTCGAAATATACGAATATGCTTGTGAGAAACTAAGCAACGACGACGCGTTAAAATTCACAGAGAAATTTCACGCTCACTACGAGGCAAACGGTTGGAAGGTTGGACGCAACGCGATGAAAGATTGGAAGGCAGCCGTTCGTAAGTGGGATTTAAGTACATTCGCAACAACAAACCAACAAACAAAAATCAAAAATGGAAAATTCGATTCAGACGCTGCGCAACGCATCTACGCAGACGCTCACAATTACACAAAGGGTTGATCGTGCGGAACGTGAAAGCGCATTTGTAGCCGACTACGACCTACCTACGTTCGTTAAACTTTGTTCGAAGGTTTGCGCTATGTATGGAATAGCACTTCCAGAGGCGCAACTGTTGCAAATGTTGCACGTGTTCATTGGAAAGCACTTTCGTTGGGTTACATTCGAACACTTCAATTTAGCATTTGAATTAAATGCAGCGAATGAACTGAGTAAAAAGTGTGAGCATTTTGGAGCGTTGAGCGTGTCTTTTATAGGCGACGTACTAACACACTACAAACCACACAGAGACAAAGCGAATCTACAAATACAACGTGAAATAGCGCAATCAATTGAGGAAAAATCACAATTAATAAAGGAGAATGAAATGGCGGTGAATGACGACAGCTGGAGAAGAATGTTGAAAGAAGATGTTGACAGCTTCAAACAAGGCAAATACACGACCTTAGAATTGCGAGGGGTGTCAATGATGCGGTGGTTAGAAGAAAGTAAGCGTATTACAGCTGAAACATTCACAGACGACGAATACAATCTTTGTAAAGCGAAAGCCAGAAAGACAGTATTCAATGAACAGCAACTTTCAAAAGGAATGGTTGAGCGAATGAGTGACCGCAAACGACAGCTACTCAAAGAATCGATTCAGTTTGAAGGCTTTCGTGAACTTTACAAACTTTATTTGTCGAAGCAATGAACCAATTTATATTCAACGAACACGGAGTTTGCGAGAACCCGATTCTCTACACCTACAAATGTATCAAGGGTTATGAAGCGCAGGTCAATGTAGCCATTGTTCAAAACGGAAATTGGAGTTATTCAATTAGTTTCAAAGGACAGGATCAAGGTTGGTCGCAGCCCTTAATTTACCACGCTGAATACTGCGTATACAAAACAAAAGACGAAGCGTTCAACGCTGGTCTTGAATTGCTTCTGCACCAAGTAAAGCAAAACAACGACGCAAAAAAATACGACCGCATTGTTCAAATACTGCAAGACGAACTTTGTCCTGTGGTTGAAAATCAACTAACATTATTTTAATGAGAAAGTACAAATTCATTCATCCTGTAACAGGCGAAGCGCACATTGTTATTTGTGATAAAATAGAAGAGTATGGTTCGGTTAACGAGTCGTATTGGTGGTGCTTAATCGGAGATAAAATAATTGCACAAATTCCGCAGTCTTACGCAATGATTAGAATAGATGAATGAACCACGCGAAATAATTTACCACGACAAACAGAAACACGCGTTGGAACTTCTTTCTTATGAAAGTCCTATTGCGCAGGTCTTGTATGGTGGCGGTGTGTTTAGTGGAAAGTCTTTTCTTGGTTGCGATTGGCAGATAAAACGAAGACTAAAATACCCAGGGACAAAGGGTTTAATCGGTCGTGCTGAATTAAAGAAGTTGCGCTTATCTACAATGCAAACCTTCTTTGAACTTTGTACCTTACACGGATTGAAACCGAACGTTCACTACACTTACAACGGACAAGACCACGTTATTAAGTGGTACAACGGAAGCCAAACGATATTAATGGACTTGGCAGATATGCCCTCAGATGTTGATTTTCAGAGATTTGGATCGATTGAAATCACAGATTTCTTCGTAGATGAGGTAGCCGAAGTTTCAAAGCGTTGTATTGACATCTTGCAAAGCCGTGTCCGTTACAAATTGATTAACGACAGACCGAAGGGTTTAATGACTTGTAACCCTTCAAAAGGTTGGTTGTATAATGACTTTTACTACGCTAATTTAAAAGGCGAATTGAGAAACGACCGTGCTTTTGTTCAAGCGTTACCAACTGATAATCCATATATCTCGCAGACTTATCTTGAGAACTTACAGAAACTTCCCGAATACGACCGCAAAAGACTTTTAGAAGGCAATTGGGAGTTCGATGACGACAGCGACAAACTATTCAACACGGAGAACTTATTGCGAATGTTCCGCAACGAAGTAATCAATGAGGGAAAGAAATATATCACAGCCGACATTGCGCGATTCGGAAAGGATAGAACGATTATAATTGTTTGGGAAGGTCTTACTATCATCGACATTATTGAGTTAAATAGAGCAGCGTTGGACGAAGTGGTGAACAAGATTCGTTTAACCTGTCAACAGCACTCAATTTTACTTCAAGACGTAGTGTGTGACGAAGACGGAGTGGGTGGTGGTGTGGTTGACTTCTTAAAGTGTCGCGGGTTTGTCAATGGTTCAAAACCAAAGCATCCGCAATATCAAAATCTCAAAAGCGAATGTTACTACAAACTCGCTCAGTACGTTGAAGAAAACAAGGTCACTATCTTATCCAGTACGCGCAAAGAACAAATCGTGCGTGAGTTGGAAATGATTAAACGACACCGCGCAGACGTAGACGGAAAGTTACAAGTAACCCCGAAGGACGTAATCAAGAACCGCGAAGGCATTTCTCCCGACGTTGCCGACGCGATAATGATGCGAATGTACTTCGAACTCAATCCAAGTTACGGACAATATGTTGTCGGATAAAATAATTTAGCATACATTTACGAAATGAAAAATACACCACTATACGAGTCTTTAAAAATGACTTACGACCGCGAACGCGAAATTGTTAATTCACTTGCAACCTACTTTCAACAAGGGAAGATTCTTGGAGATATTCTTTTGGAACTTTCACAACGGAAAGACTTGAACGCGAAGGAGAAAATATATCTCGCGTTGATGATTGGTTCAATGATGAGTAAGCCGAATGAAGAAAAGTAATTTACTAACGCAAGTTATTGCTGAATTAGAAGCGCGTGAAGCGAAGGGAATTGACACCTACGGTACAACGTTAGACCGAACTGATTTAACGCGTTCTG